TGTACACGTGTTCGGAAGACATGTTATTATAATCGTATGTTTTCTTGAAGTGTTAAGTGACGCGCCTATTTCTTTTTCGTGATTGTGAGCTTGGTTTTCTTCGTCGTCTTTTTGGCGTCCTGTTCCACTTGATTTATATGCTTTGGGTTGTACATCTTTTTATGCATATTCCAAAGTTGGGGGCTACCAACCCTGAAGTTTTTCCTAAGAGTTGCCTTGTACCAAAATACACAATCCTGAATTTTATTACTCTTAACGGTGTTATCCAGTACCAGGCATTCGTAGTTTTCCGTACAGGCGTCCATGACTTTACAAAACATATCGAAAGATGGAAAAATCCCAAAGAATGACTTGTACAGTTTCTCTCTATTTTGTATGATGTTCTCTCTCAAAATAAAGACATAATCCACGTTAGCACGAAGAGCTGGTGGTAAGTCCATGACATACTGCATTGTAAGCATAAAGAAGATCTTCCAATGACGACCATTCATAAAACATTGCCGAATACATGTGTCCTTTAGAAACTTCGAATCGTACATACAATCATCCAAAAGCATAAACGCTCCACAATTTGTTTTCCCCCCACCAACCAGCTTTCTCTGTCTAGCCATAACCCTCTCTATAGCATCTCGATCGTAATCACCATATACGAATAGGTCAGGAATGAATTCGGAATAAAAATGATTTCCCTCTTCTGTTCCAGAAAGCACTATCCCCGCTGGTAAATGTTTCTTATGATACATAATGTCCTTAACTAGGGTTGATTTACCTGTATTACGCTTTCCTATGAATACACAAACCCGATCATCAGTGATCGTCTCGGGTTTGAATTTCTTCAACTGAAGATTCATTCTAGTATAGCGCTCCGTTTTATTTACCAAAATTTTACTCATATACAGTAGGAATGGCTGGTCGATTAAGACTCGCTACATCAGGAATCCAAGATCAGTGGTTAACCGGTGAACCACAGTTTTCATATTTCCTGATGAATTTCAAGAGACATACGAAGTTTTCGTTCGACTATGTAGAAAGCCAGTTCGATGGAAAAATTGATTTCGGTAGTCTTCTCACATGTAGGGTTCCTAATGACAAAGGGGATCTCATCAAGAACTTTAACCTCAAGGTTACCCTCACAAATCCAAATCCTAGTGCCAATGTATGGAGTAAATCTATAATATCACATCTTATAGATTACGCTGAGCTTGTTATTGGTGGGCAAGTTGTACAAAAGATTACAGGGGAATACATTTACATGTATCAGCAGCTTCATAGCACCAATGATGATATTGAACAGACTCTATACTTCTTGAATGGACATGGTAATACACTTTCATACACGGGTGAGTACTCATACTTTATGGATATCCCATTCTATTTCTATAGAAACCCTAGTCTATCTATACCAACGTGTGCCCTCACAAAACAAATTGTGGAAGTTCGCATCAAAACGAGACCACTAAGGGAACTTATACACTTTGGTGCTCCAGAAACCATTAACGCTTCTATAAAGAAGTTTGCACTTGATACAGAGTTTGTGTATCTCACTGATGATGAAAAGGGATTCCTGGTATCTAGACCAATTGATTATATCATTACACAACTCCAGATTGCCAAGTTCAAAATGAACCCCGGTGAAAACAAAAAGTCTGTGATGTTGAAGTTTTCACACCCTGTAAAGGAACTCATGTTTGTATCACAGTCAGAGGATTCAGTTCAAAATAACTATCCAAATCAATACAATACAATTACGAACGCTGAACTTCGGTTTAACAATGAGGTTGTCTTCAATAGAAACAATCTGTTCTTGACCTATGAACAACCTTTCAAACATCACATAAACGCTCCACAAGCTTCTACTAGTTCCAAATTTGGTATGTATTCCTTTTCCTTACAACCCGAGATGTACTATCCAACGGGGCAGGTGAATATGAGTCGTATATCTCATAAACTGTTTACAATTGAGATTGATCCATTAACTACAACAGATTACAATAACACACGGGTGTACGCCATAAACTACAATATCCTCCGATTTGAAAGTGGATTAGCTGGTTTAAAATTTTAGGTAGTTATATTAGTAATGGCTGGTAGAATACAGATGCTAACGTCTGGATCCCAAGACAGGTATTTCACGAGGAATCCAGACTACAGCCATTTTGTAGAAGCTTTTAAAAAGCATGCAAATTTTTCTACACAGTACGATGATTTAGATCCAGAAAATGAAGCCGATTTTGGGAAAAAGATTAAGTTCAAGATTCCCCAAAATCAAGGTGATCTATTGAAAACATTGAGTGTTAAAATGACTCTACCGGAAATTCCAGGTAGCCCCGTGTACGTAGAATCAGTTGGTCATGCCATAATTGATCACGTGGATCTCATTATAGGTGGTACCATAGTTCAAAGACTTCATAGTGATTATCTCCAAATATATTCAGAGCATAACGTTACACAAACGAAACAAAAAGCGTTGGAACAACTTATTGGAAAGTATTCACTTAGAACGAGTGATAAATTAGTGGGTGAAGTAGTTACAGGTGGCGGAATACCTAACAGAGGTATCATTATAACAGGTACACTTGGTGCTAGTTCAGATGAAAACTTCTTCGTTGATCTACCCTTCTACTTTTACAAACACCCAGAGCTTGCTATACCCCTATGTGCCATAAACAAGCAAGAAGTTGAGGTTGAAATTACGCTTAGAAAACCAGAAGAACTCGTGGTTAATATCGATGGTAGTCGTGTTACGTCACCCCCCGCTATACACATTAAGGACTTCAAACTCTCTACAGAAGTTGTGTTTTTGGATAAAAGTGAAAGATCCAAGATGCAGAAGATGAAAAAGGATTACATCATAACACAGTTACAACAGAATGTATTTGATGTGGGTGTAGGCATTAATGAGGGAACGTTCAATCTCGACTTTAGAAATCCAGTCAAGGAACTCTACTTTGTGATTCAAAGACAAGGTACTAGGGGTAATGGTGTATCACATGGTAACTTCGTGACACCATTTGATTACGATAATACGGCTCTTACAGCCGACAACAAGCGCATTCTTTACGAGAACCTCAATTATCTCACTCTAAAGTTTGATGGCGAGGACATTATTACAGAGGAAACTGGGAATGTTCTTATGTTGAAAGCGGTTCAGGCGGCGATACATCACTCCAAGACGCAACTCATTAGGAGATTCTATTCCTACAGCTTTGCTTTACAACCAGAAGAAGCTTATCCTACAGGGCAGGTGAATATGAGTAACGTAAAAGAGCAAATACTCCACCTAAGTCTAACGTCGTGTCCAGATTTCGCCAGACAAATTCGGGTATACGCAGTAAATCACAATATTCTTCGTGTTGGTGAGGGAATTGCGCAATCTCTTTTTACTCTTAAATACTAAAGATGAATATGCAAAGTGGTTTTGGTGATGCTGGAGACAGAATGGCTGAACAGTACATTGAAACAATGACTAACATTCTTCTCCCTGTTTTTGAAAAGGGTACCCTACTCGCAGCCGAATATTGCAAGGCTTGTGGGAGAGACACATTACTCTCAGAAGACATGGAATATGCGATGAAATACTGTGCTATGAACGCAGTCGGGGAGACTGTTGGATCTATGTTTCCAAGTCTATACGAAGATGAATCAGAAGAGGACGAGGATGAGATGGAGATTGTAGATGCGAACGAGTGTCCCGCATTTGAAAGATACAGTGGGTCTGACCCCAAGTTCATTCAAGTAAATGAAGCTTACGATCGTTGGGATTCGTGGGTGCCACAAAACCCGACAGAACAGATGTTAAAAAATGCTATTAATAGTAATGAGCCAATGGGAGCCTGAAGGTTGGAACTTTGACGATTCTGGAGTAAAACTTCATGTTTATGGTGATAACGATTCAGACAGCAGCTCTAGCGGAGATATATCAGGGGACGATCAACTCTTTGCGAATTCAAAAAACGTTAAAAAAACCAAGTATAAAAAAATTGAAAAGGAAGAATTGTTACCAGAATAAATAATTTTCCTAACCTATAGTATACT